ACCTCATGTTTAATTGTTATACCAGCTTCTTGCTGGCTTTCCATTACTATATCACGAAATATTTTTGCGTCGCCTTCATTAAGGTTAAACTGTTTTATTCCACGCTCTACAGAGCGTTGTAAATCTGCTTGTGAAGTGGCTATTCCAAATTGTCCATGTCCTGCTTGCCAGAAAGTACCTGCTTTTTTATACTTTACATCTTCTTTTCGTTTAAACCTTCCGTCATAATAGTCTTCCAGTAATTTGTCTAACTTAACATCTCCTTTTTTAAGGCCTGTTGCTCCTGAGTAGTTTGTTAGTGGTAATATTAAGTCATTACTCGTAATATTCACAAAAGCTGCGGTTTTTCCAGTAAACTTCACATCCCCTATTATTCCAGAACTTCTAATTGCTCTAATTTCGTCTGTAATAAGAGCCAGTAGTTCAGGGTCTTTAATCTTAGGTAAAGTCGTTTTTATTACGTCTTTTGCCTGTGTCCAAAGTGATGACCATTCGCTTCCTTTAGATTTTACACTACCATAGTTGTAGTTCTCATATGAAGTTAGTCCTTTTTTAAAGTCTGCATATGTAACTACGAGTATCTGACCTCTTTTCTCAATAAGGTCTTTTCTTCCTCTTTGCTTATTTGGTCCTTTCGCTATTGTGTCTTTCTCGTAACTGTCAAGCATAAATTTTGCTGCAGTACTTAAATTAAGACTGCCCATTATTTATGTATTTTGTAAAAATCTAGTATTCTCTTTATATGATCTGGGAATCCTATATTTTCTTTTAAGCTAGTGGAGACTGCGTTTTGTACGGTAGCTCCTGCTATTGTCATTCTGTCTTTTCTTTCGTCTTTCAAATAATATTTTACTAGATCAAAGCAAGCTAGTTTCAAATCTTCAGGAATAGAAGCGTAACCTGATTTATAAGTTACTTTTATTGCTGCTCTTCCTTTAGGAAATCTATAATCTCCTGTGCTTGTTGTTCTAAATATAGTATCTCTCTCAAAGTCTACATAGTATTCGTATTTACCAGTAGAGTCTGAGTTAGCTGTAATTAATGTTTTATAAGCACTTGCTTGTGATTCTCTTTCTTGAACTTGAGAAACACTCACAAGAGGGCTTTCATCTACTAAAATAGCATTTGTAAAATTGTCGTGAATATCGTGATATTCCACTTTGCTTGTTGAGAAGTAATCAACAAAGGATGTCCCGCAGTAGGTTTTAACTGCTTGACTTATAGCTGGTACAATAACATTAATCTTCGCATCTTCAGTTACTCCTGTGATGCCTGTAAAGTCCTTGTATTGTTGTAATGTTATTAAATTCGCCATAATTAAAAAGGGGGAGTGTTAGGTACACTCCCGAAAACCATTCTATAAAAGTTAGTTATTAACTTATGAACCTTTGTACTGGTAAGCCCATTTAGAAGTAGCACCATCGATAAGATCAGTGAAGCCAATTCTTTGTGAGGCAACTAGTACTCTACGTTGGTTAGCAACTTCATAGTCAGACTCAACGGTTACACCGCGTAATCTTGGAACTACATAGTTACGAGTATAGACTGCAACAGCTGCGAATTTAGATACCGCTGGGGTAGCAAACTCGTCGCATAGTAACACTCTTGAACCAAATACTTGTCCAATTTCACCAGAAAGCTTAGTAGCAATATCGCCAACTAAGTTAGCGTCTTGGAATTCAGCATCTTCTAGTAACTGGTAGTAAGTTGTCTGAGAGACAATGTATACTACGTCGTTTGGATTAACACCATATTTGCCCATGTTCTTTCTCATAGAGAGAAGATCAGCGGCAGTAACAGTATCAGTAGCAAAAGCTGTAACTGACTGAGTTAAATCAGAGTCATTACGTGCTAAATGCAATAGTCCTTCAAAAGAAGCACCACCAGTTCCGAAAGCACCATCAGCGTCGTCACCAGCTAGCATAGCATTTTCGATTGCTCGAGCATGAGATCTAACCATTGACTCTCTGATAAGAGGTAAAATCGGTAGGATTGCGTCTTCTTCAGTTTCATTACCTAGGTAAGATTGTGAAATAAGTTTTTTGGTTGAAAGTACTCTTTCAGTTAGGTCAACACCAGCTCCATTAGCAGGATCATAAGCGTCACCACGTGGGTCTAAGTTACCTTTTGGTGCAGCACCTGAAGCAACTTGGTTAGCTGTAAATTCAGCGTAGCCACTATCTGGTAGAATAGGGATAATCATGTTTGCAGAAGTCATTGGGATTTCTCTAAATAGAGGGGCCAAGACTAATTCATTTTGAATATCTCTTTCGATTTGGTTTGAAACAACTTGCTCAAGATCAGCACTAGAAACTTCAACGCCTGACATGACGTTAACTTTTTCCATTACTTGCTTGGCATAATCATTATTCCATCCTTTACCAGTCGCTAGACCAGCAAATTTTGCATCAATGATGTCGCTTTCAAAGGCTTTTTTCCAGTCGCCAGTAGATGTTTGTCTGTCTGAGAAGTTTCTTTTAGAATCACGAATACTCATGATTTCTTCAGATTTTTCAGCCAATTGAGCTTCAAGTCCTTTAACAACATCTTCTAAATTAGTAGATCTTGCATCGATTCTTTTCTCAACGTCAGACATAAGTCTTTCTGCGCCTGTTAGTCCAGCCTGGACTATTGTTTTATGTTCTTCCTGTTTTGCTTCCTCGGAGGCTTTTTGAACTTCAACGTCAGCAACTGCTTTTTCAGCAGCTTCATCAGCTAATTTAAGTTCAGCAGCTTTAAGTTCGGCTTGTTTCATTGCATACTGTGCAACTGCTTTTTCAGCAGCTTCAGTAGCAAATGAGTTAAGATCGAACTCTGGGGTGCTTTCAGGAGAATTATTTTCTTTTGACATATTTGTCTCCGTTATTGTGGCTTTCGCCGTACTTGGCTGCTCAACTTCAACAGCATCTGCTGAATCGTTTAAGTTAGCCGTATAAAAAGTTTGCTTGTGCTTGTTGTAATCTTCCATAGATCCAAATGACTTGCTTAATCCAAAGGTTGCCCCTTGGTTGCATGGCAATGAAACTACAGAGACTTCGAAAAGCTCCGCGTCCTTTATTTTATATCCATCGGTTTCAGTCATATAATCAGCGTCCTTGACTTTGAAACCGACAGAAAAAGCTCCAAGGACACCGTCTTTAATAAGTTGTGTTACATCACCAGCAGCTTTTGATATCTTTGCAGATATTTCTAAACCGTTGTCTGTAACTTTTAAATTTGTGCAACGTCCGATAGGCTTATCGTAGTTATGGTTAAACAAAATGATAGGATTAGTCTTAAAGTTTTCTAATCCACCTTTTGTCCAAGCATCTCTTTCTATGATATCGCCTGCTCTATCGAGTGCGTTTGTACTAGCTGATCCTTTAATCTCGCATCCACCGTCGTCAGTGTCTCCAAGTGATTTAAAAGTGCTAGTCCAATTATAAATTCTTTCCATACTATTTCTCCGCTTTTTTAGGAGTAGCCTTTTTAGGGGCAGTCTCTTTCTTAGCGACAGTAGGTGTAGGGGTTGCGACTGCAATCTCTACTGGATGTCTTTTGGCTGTTGCCGAGTTAACTCTGTGCCAAGAACCAAATGCTCTTCTAAGCATATAGTCTTTTACTGGTACATCGTTACCATGGCTTTTATATTCGACAAGGTTCATTTTTTCAACTCCTTTTTCTTTACAGAAATTGGAATAAGCCTTGCTCATCATATCTTTAGTCATAATTAGTTTTCCTCTATGGTTGGTGACTCTTCTGGTCGACCTCCCTCTTCTGGATTTACCGCAGAGCCAGCTATATTAGCAGGTACTCTTGGGTCATCAAATCCATCTACAGGTTCTTTGCCTAGTGCTACTCTTGCTTCATTTGGACTTATAATTCCAGTATTAACAAGTGTTGCATAGTAAGCTGCTTGGTCTCTCAGTTCTGGTTGTAAAGCAGGTATATCTGTTACGTCCTCAGAAAGTGAGAATCCAAAGTATCGTTCCATTGCACATCCAAGTTTTTTAACTATAGGTAATATAGTTTCAAGGTAATACAATCTATGATTTGGTCTAATGTTAGCATTATTACCACCGTCTAATAAGATTGGTGGTATTCCCATGGCTTCTAGAATGATTTTCTCATTCGCTGTTATTGAAGTTTGGAAATCTAACTCTTTAAAATTAATGTTTGTCAGGGTGCTTACTTCTAAGCCTCCGTCTAATATAAGAGGTCTTCTGCCTCCTGTTGTTGGGTTGTAACGCATTGTCCATGCTTGTAGCATTCTCTCTTTGATTTTCTCAGAAAGAGTATTAGGCGATTTTAGTACCAACCCTGGTACTGCTCCATTTTTGAAGAAGTTGTCT